TTATTTGCATTAAAAGAATTTATTTGATTAGGTATTTTATTTTTTAATAAGGTTTTACCTATTTTTTTACCACTTGTAGCTAATTTACCTGTTACTAAATCTGCTGCTAAATCTATTGGTACAGATATAAAAGGATTTGTAATTCCTAATGCAGTTGATGGAGATAATTGTTCATTTTGTGGTAAATTATTTTTATCATAAGCTAAACCAAACATTTTATTAGATCTATCCAAATTTGGCAAGGCTGATTTATAATCATTTCTTCCAGATAATGTTTCTAATGCTACAGCTAATGGTACACCCATTATTTCTGTAGCTAAGTTAGTACCTGAAAATAAACTTTTAGCAAAATTTCCTGTACCTTCTCTTACAGCATTTGCAGGAGTTTTATATCCTTTAACTTCAGCTATAGGTGTAACATAAGTACCATCATCTAATCTTGTACCTTGTGTTTTACTTACATATTTTTTTTTAGGTGGATTAGCCATAAAAATTATTTTAAATAAGGATTTACTTTAGAACCATACTTAGACATATATGTGTAATCAGGTTTCATTCCACTCATTTTACTGTCACGCATATCATATATATTAGCTTTTCTTACAGATGCATCATATTTTTCTTTTTCTGCTGCATATTCAAAACCACCCATAATAGCACCAAGACCAGCTCCTATTGCTATACTTAATCCTCCTGTTGCTCCTGCTAATGCAGGGTTAGCACCTGCTGCCGCTAAATCAAATGCTCTACCACCTACTTTACCTAATGCGTTAGGTCTTACTGTTCCTGTTCTTTGATTATATGTGTCTTTAGCAAATGTTTTTAATAATGTTCCACCAACACCAAGACCAGCTCCTATTCCTGCAGCAACACCTGGATCCATACTACCAGTTTTTTTAGAATCTCCCATTTGAGCACCACCTATAGCTTGAGTTAAATCTCCTCCACTTCCTATAGCAGATGTTAAATCACCACCCCCACCTGCTGTTGATAAATCTCCATAATTACCTTTAGGCATTCCTTCGTAATTATCAGGCTGTGTATTGTTCAACATATTACCTGTGACATTACCAACTTGATTTATACCGGATACAATATTGTCCATAGAAGGTAAAAAAGGATTGTTAGAAATATTAGTTCCTACAGATTCCATAAGTTTACCCATAGGTTTATTTGCTGCAGTTTGTTGATTAGATTGTATAAAATTACCATATGCATCATTATATCCTAATACACCGTCTTTCATGTAGTATTCAGGTTCTTCTTGCATTGGCTGACTACTTTTATTTCTTGGTTGCATAGTCATAAAAGGATTACCATATGGTATTGATAGTGACATATTATGTAAATGATTGATTAAAAAATGTTATTATTTCTCTTACCCAAAGCTCTTTATCTTGATTATATTCTAATTCTACTATAAGATATTTACCACGCATAGGTGTTTTATCTGTAGTAAAATCATCATATATATTAAGCTCTGTATTTTTAATATTGTCTGCTCTACGTATAGGTAATCTCCATTCATTTTCTCTGTATGTTGGAGCATACCAAAATTCTACTGTAGGAAGAAATGGTGTTTGATTTGCAGTTTGATGTTGTGTTTCAAATTTAATACTTGCAAATACTCTATTATTTGAATTTATAATTAAGTTGTCAAAATGCTTAGTTATTTCTGCAGATTCATTTACTGCAAATTTTAAAAGCCAATTATCTAACGTACCATAAAAAGTATTATATTTTACATTAGCATCGTGCAGCCAAGCTTTTTTATCAACAAAACTATACAGGTCTTCTTCTACTTGAGCATAATGTATAGGTTTATATCCTCTTGTTCCCAAAAAACAATCCATTTCTTCAGAAAATGCTATAGTTTTATCTTCTTCTCCTAAACGTAGTGTCCATAATACTTCCTTGTATTTTTTATTATAAATACCATGAATACCTCTACCACATGGATGTGCATTGGGTAATTGTTCCAATACATCACTATATCCGGTAGAACCTAATGATATTATATTTCTAAACCAAGACTGCACACTTTTATTTATATCAAGTATTTGTACTTCTTGTCCTGCTATTCTTAATATAGCTCTTTTATTCCAGTCTATACAATATATAGCTTGGTTAGCTACAACTACACCAAATCTATGTTGTGTACCATATCCTTGTTTTACTATTTGTCTAAACTGTGTTAATCCAGAACTTTCACCTAAAACTGCAGTAGAACCTTGTGTACCTTGTTGAGTTACTCTTTCATTTATAGGATGTAGATTAATAGCTCTATTTTGAAATGAATACAACATATCCATAATAGAAACTATAGCTTGTATTTCACCAAATGAATAATCAAAATCTTTAGCATCAGCAGGAATAAATTGTCTGTAACCATCTCTAATAGCACCAAATACATGCGTTATACTTGGTCTTATTCTTGTAGGAAATCTATTATTAGAAACAGATAATAATAAATCTATACCAACATTAGTTCTTGGACCTAAATATTCAGATAAGCCAAAATTATAAAAATAACTCTCTGGACTATCTGTTATCCATGCAAAATCTTTACCAGGATTATTAGGATTACTTTTAGGGTAAAATAAATTTCTACCTAATTCATGTCTATAATTAGAATTAAATCTTTGTTCTGTAACCATAGATACCCAATGTCCGTAACCATTTTGAAAATCATTAATAGCTTGGTCACTATTACCAGGGTCCCATAACAAACCATCTTGTCCTATACTTGCAGATAATATATCATTAAAGTTTTGTCCTATATTATCAACATGACCATTAATTAATTTTATATATGATCTTGATACAATACAATCTCCTCTATAATAATCATGCGAAGCTAATGTTATAAAAGATTGTATTTCCTGATATGCTCCTATAGGGTAAAATTCTGTATTTTTAAAATCATACACTTCTGTATAATTTATTAATGATGGATCTGTTCTACAAATATTTACTATAGCTCTATCCCATTTATCTTCAAAGTGATGATATTTATTACCAGAAGAATATGAATATTGTGGTGCGTTATAATTTGGTGCGTTTACTATACCTATATAATCTGGTAAAGCTACAGGCAAACTAACTTCAAAATGTCTTACATCTGTTGTTCCAGATATTTTTCTTTCATAATAATATAAACCATCCTGCGATGCTATTTTACCTTCCTCCATTTTAGAAACAAAATTTTGGTCTGGCAATACTGTCCATCCAGTCACATTAACTGTAGGTGTTAAAAATCCATCTACCTGATAATTAATATTTAATTGGTTATATCCAACAAATGCCTGACCTCTACCTCTTCTTGAAGAATTTATTTGCACCCATTGTGTTGCATCAAATGTAGAATATAATGTATTATCAGGAACACTTAATGGTTCTTCTTCTTGTATATCACTTATAGTGGATGTAGCAGATGGCTCCCATCCATTTATAGTATTTCTATTAAAAATAGGGGAAGGATTTAAAGATGTTGTTTCTCTATTCCAATCATTATAATAATCTGTTGTACCTATTAAATCTACAAAACAAGATTCTGGTACTTTTTTTCTATGTATATAATAATCTGTACTAAAAAATCCTAATCTATTTTGATCAGTAAAATTATTTCTATCTGGTATTTCTATAGGATGAGCATAATAAAAATATATTATTCTTCTTGCAACAGCAGAATAATCATGTCTAAAAGACATCATTCCATAAGTAGCAGGTTCAAATAAGGGTATAGCTCTTCCACTTGACCAATCTTCAGGATTAGCTTCATATCCAAATTGTGTTCTATTTTTAGGGGATGGCACTGAACCTGTTTGTTCATATTCATATAAAGCAAATGCTCTTGCTGTAGGTAATACAGAACCATTAATAATAGCATCTTCTCTTATTAATTTAGGATTCATATTACCGGTATAACATCTTGTAGTTAAACCTTGATATAATATATTTTCATTTCTTTCTCCTCTTGACATTACAAAACCAATTAAATGATCTTGTAACCAAGAACTTGCATTATATATAGCTAAAGCTGAAGCTGTAACAACAAGTCTTATACCTTTAATAAATGTATCTGTTCCATCCCAATATGGGCTTACATGTGCTTTACTAAATCTAAATATACCTTGTTTGTTTGCATTTAATGGAACTCCAGTATAATTATCAAATCCAGTAACAGGATATGGCAAACCTTGAAACCCGCCTTTAAATACAGGTATACCAGCAAATATATATGTTTCTCCAGAAAAATAACCTAATGTTTCTTCTGTATCATTAGCATCGACAGTATATTGGTTAATATTAATATCATTTCTAACTTCTGGTGCTGGACCATTATTAGTATATGTTTCTTGTAATTCTAATGCACACATAAATCTTCTTAAATCAGGATGATCTAATTGTGGTCCATATGTGTTTGTTAAATATAATATGTTTTGTGCTTGAGTTAAATCTTTACAGTATAATGCATCTGATGGTTTAAATGTAACTAATTCATCTAATGTTATAGCTATAGTAGGTTCATTGCCTGAAATAGTAATAGTTGTTGATGATAATCCACTAATATTATATCTTATATCTATAAGTTTAGCTTCATATATATTATCACCAAAATAACGGATATAAGCAACTTCAAAAAAATTCATTGTTATATCCAAATTAGATATATTAAGATTAGCAGCTTTATCTGTTATAACAGTACCTTCTCCACCAAATGTAATTACAGAACCTAATAAAGATGTATTAAAAATAGGTATAGGACCAGATTGTCCTAAGAATGATGTCGATAAATAATTTAAATCAGTATATCTAACAAAGAAGAAATAATTACCAATAGACAAAGAACCTGTAGATAACAAAGTATTTAAATTAATAACAGGAATACTTTCACTTTCATTAATACCATTAATAGCACCATTTTCTATCATGCTTGCTGTAATGTATCTTCCATTAGGCAAACCTGTACTTAATACAAAACCATTATTTATTACTCTCCAAGGTTGATTATCATCCGTATAATATATATTAACAGAACCATCAAAATCTAAACGTATTTCCATACGTATAGGCTTATCGCATCTAAATCCTAACTTACTTGTCCTTAGTGATGATAAAGTTCCTGTAGTTGGCACTAAACAAGTATCATCAGGTACTATAATAATATCTGTAGGAGAATAATTTTGTAATGGTCTGTATAATCTTTGTACTCCGGTAGATGTAGGAGCAGGGTATGAACCTACTTCACATTTACCATCAGATGAACGTACAGACATTATAAATAAATACCCATCAAATTCTTTTGACCCTATAGGAATAAAGCCATCAGATAATTCAAATGTTTCTTCGTTACCTCTTATGTTAGCAGCCCATAATGATCCTTCCTCTCTTCTTGTCAAACGAATATTATGTCCATCAAGAAACATTTCTCTTGGCACATCAGTTAAACTAATATCTGAGTTTAAACCTTTATTAAATCTATTAACAGTTGGTTGTCCCATTATTTTAAATTAAAAAACTGACCATTACGCATCATCCAAGCTGCAGACTCCATATCATCTATAGAAAGTTGTTTTGTATCTCCAATAGCAACATGAAAATGATTAGTAGCTTCTTCATCAAAAAGTTGATAAACATTTCCATGCATTTTACCTTGCACCATTTCATCACGCACTAATATTCTAATTACTTCGTAAGCACAATAATCTAATTGTGAAGGATTAATTTGTACTTCTTGTATAGTGTTGCCGCTTTCATCTGTTATATTTACTGTAGGAACAGCATAATAATCTATATAAATTACACCCTCTCTTATCCAAGATGGTTTAATGTGTGTATTCGTTTTATCGTATTTGCCAAATTGGTTTAGTCTTGTAGATTCCATAAGTTCACCAGTTCTATAACCTTTTCTGTTAGGTACAGAATTATGTGGACTATTTTGTACACCATTACCATAAGCTCTTAGTAATCTTAATAAATCACATGGTAATTCTCCTATACCATTATACACTTCAACAGGTATAGCAGTTTTTGTTATTAAACTAACAGCAGACCTTGAATCTATAGCAGCTTTATATATAAGTCTTTTAATGCGTGGCAGATTGCTTGACACGTCTATCAAGCCCGCTAAGTCTGTTATTCGCTGCAAGACATTCTTGTATGTCAATATCTTCATGCTTAACTTTATTTGGATTATTAAAAGTATTATCTAATTTTTGCCTTGTAGGTACACTATGATATAATACAGGATAGTATTTTGCAACACGTTCTAATATATCAGGAACTATAGCTAAAATTAATCGTTCTTTTAATTTGTTATAATAATTTTCTTTAAATACTCCTATTTTATACCATCCTTCTGTTAAGCCTTTATGCGTTACGTTAAATAATAGTTTGTTATCATTTTCACACATATCATCAAACATACTATATAATAACTTTTCAGATAATTTATATAAGCATGCTTGCTTTCTTCTAACCCATTCACTTCTTGTAGGAAAATCTCTACTATCTAACCATTTACGATTTATAAATTTACTACTTTTTATTCTTGTTTCTTTATGTAGTAATCTTTTTTTATTAGCATCCCAGTTGTATTCAAAGAAAAAATTTTTGAAACTAATAGTATCAAATGTATTGTATTTGCAAGTATATATATTTTTATATTCTATTTCATCAATAGAAGTATGTGGTCTTTCTTGATATGTAGAGCTATATCTGCGTATTTCAGTTATGCGTCTTTGCGGGACTGCCATGGATCTATATACCAGACGTTGCCCTCTCTTGGGATTGCTCTTTTCCATGGAGGTGTAAATAAATCAGTGTCTTTACCACTTGTTTCATCAAAATAAGATGCTGTAACAGGAGGTAATTTTAAAGAATCAGTTTCTACAAATATTTCTGAATCAACAATTATAAATGCAGGTATATTATTTTTAAACCAAAGATATTCACCTTCAGGACAGTGCGCAAAAGCATTTATTAAATACTGCGTTACAAATCTCATTTTACCGCAACAACCTATAGATGTTACTTGACTAAATGAATATTTAAACTGCATACCTTGATATATAGCAAAAGAATTATTAAACGGGTCTTTAGCTACATAATCTTTTTGTGCTTCTACAAATACTGTATTATAGTTATCATTTTTTGTAAGTGCCATTAGTTGTCGCTATTTGTATTGTTCATTTTATCTATTCTTCTTTGTATTAAGAATGTTGATAAATCTACTTTAATTTGTTGTTCTATTTCATCTATATGGTCTGCCGGAACAAATATCTCATCTTCCACACATCCACAAGCATAGGGGTCTGAAAATATGCCACGTATTAATAAGTTTTCTGTATTTATAGTTGGTAAATCATATACTTCTACTGTTGAGCCTATTAATACAAAGTATGGATTTTTACGACTTCCAAACATAGAATAATCTTCATAGTCTGTATACGCTTCATCTCTCCATTCAAATGCATATTTACCATCAGCAGTTCCTAAATATTTTAATGCACGTTTTCCTAATTGGGCTAACAAGCTTGGTATTTTACCACGAATAACAGTTACAGGCGCACCTGCACATACAGGTTGACACTCTACAGAAAAACAACATTGGTTGTAATATTGTCCTGGTATATTACCAATATTTTGTCTAAGATATTTAGATAACACATTAGCTCTGGCAACTAATACTTTATCACGAACCATTCTTCTATTTAGCCTTGTATCATCATACACTGCTATTAAATCATTCATTAATCTTGATGTAACTGCTTCTAAAGACTGAAAACTCATGGTTTAAGTTTTTGTGCATAAACAGATAAAATAGATGCTATAGGTATACCTAATAACCAGATATACAATTTAGTATGACAAATTGGCAAAATCCAAAATAAAATAGTTCCCCAAAACGATGGCATACATATTGTACATAATAGTATAGGTTTAGCCCATAACGATTTAAGATACATTTTATACTCTAATAAAGATAGCGCAGAATTAATCCATTCAGAAGCCTGATATTTCATTCTACGCTTATCTCTATATAAAAGGATGTTCTTGTATCTTTCTTTGAGCGAACTAATAGTTATGGATTCTAACCAATCTTTAATGGGGTATAGGATACCACCGTTATTAGCGGCGGCACCTATACCTTGTGTAAAGAGCGAAACTAGGATGGCAAAACTAAATGATTCACTCAAAATTGTTACAATATTACTCACCTACAAGATTTGTATAAGTCATAGGAGAAATAGTAACAAATGCCCCAGCAGAAGCAAATGTACCAATAAATGTTAATGTAGCAGGAGGACCAGCCGCATAAGTAACAACAGAAAGAACACCAGGCCAAGCAGCATCAATTTGAGTAGCTAAGTCAGAACCGGATGTAGCAGTTACAACTATTGTAACAGCACCTACAGTTACAGAATAAGCAGTACCATTAACTGAATCAAATTCTAAAGAAGAAATATCAACAGCACCTGATGTAGCACCTCTAACACCTGACTGATATCCACCTGTTGTAGGTAATCCAGGACCTGATCCACAAGCACTAATTAATAAATTTAATTGACCAATGAATGCAGCAAAGCCAGGAGCTGCGCTATTAACATAAAGGTACAAATCAAATCTTGTAGCACCAGTGTGTAAGAAACCACTGTTTTGGTTGTCATACCAATCTGAGCATGCATCAATACAACCTCTAAGGTAGATAACACATACTGTCTGACACCACATAAACTGATCTCTTGGAGCTTCACCAAATACGTGACCAACTTCTTGAGGAAATTGTTGCAACAATCTTTCTCTTGATAATACTGCATCAACACCAGGAGTTACTAATGTAAAAATTGGTTGTTCAATATTTAACAAGTTATTGTCTTGTATTTGAAAAATACCTTGTAATCTATAAGTTACAAGTCCAGAACATGGAAGCGTAATAGTTAAAGTATCACCAACTCTTGTTACAGAAATATGGAACTGGTCATGCTGATCATTTTGATTGTACAACTCATTAATGTAGTCTTCAAAATATGTAGCTAATGTTGTTCCTGTAACTGTACCAGCAGCTAAGTCTTGGTAAACATAAACTTTCTTCATCGCATACTCAAAGTATGTTTGATTGTCAAAGTCTGGATTTCTTAATAATTGAAGTTGGAAACCTACTGTTTTACCGCAATCATTACATGTACCAAAATCTACATCAGGAAATTCGATAGTCCAAACTTCTTCTGTACAAGGTGATGCACAAGTGATATTACACGCTGTTACAGATAAATCTAAAATAGACATCTGATCAACAATGCGTACTTCGCCAGGGTTTAACCCAGCTTCTACTAATGCTGCGCTAGGATTAGGAATCCAAATTTTTTGAGGATTACTTTGCATAATTTTAAATTAATTTACCCCTGTAATGGTATATTAGGGGGTGGGTTTTGTAAAAAGTTTCTTTCTGATATTGGAAGCATTGATTGTACTCTAGGGTCTTTAATAGTTTCTAAATATGATATAGTACAATGTTTAACTATTTCTAAAACTTGAGGCCATTCAAACTCACTATTAATACTATTTTGTCCTGTGGGATCAAATGTGATTCTTGCAGGTAATCTTAAATAAGCAAGTTTTACTTTTTGTACTATACTATCACCGCAGTTAAAAGTTAATTTGGTACCTCTTTGGTCATAGTATAAATTAGGCCATTCAGCTATAGGCTTTTGGTAATAATCATCAGTTACAACATAACGCTTATCATCTTTTAAATGAGTGCATGCTATATAATCAGATACAGTACCATTAGTTACACAAGGCACATTATACATTTTAGTTTGAACGGCAACAGCTAACAGATATAAATAATCAGCAGGAAGATTAATAAATTCCTGACCTGCTACATTTGGTCCAGCATTATTAATAGGAGCAGGAAAACCCGCAACACCATCTGTTACTACTTTTATAACTGACAAGTCATCAATAGATTTTTGATGTTGTTCATGAGCCCAATACCTGTTTTTAACATATTCAAGTTCACTTATCCATATATGATAGTTAAACTCGTCAGGCGTCATGCTTGTCGTGTTATAATGTTTTAACTCTGCTAAAACCGCTTTATATACATCTATAGCTAATACCATTATAAACTATGTGACATTAAATAAAATTCTTTTACTTCCTTTAAATTTGATTGTCCATCAAAATTATGTTCTATATTTTCACTATCCAAAAGTTTAAGCATTTGGTCTATATTTAAAAACTTCAACCTATTTTTTAAAGTAACTACGCTATTGTCAACTTCGTTATCTAAATTATCTGATGATTCATTATATAAACCATGTTTTGAAAATAATTCTATAACTGAAGAATCTTTTAGACTATAATATTCTTTAGCAGTATCGTTTTTAATAATTCCTTCTAAATCTTTGTAACGCTGTACCATATCACTATGTGAACCAATTTTTACAACTAATTCATCTAAGCTATCTGCTAAATGCGTCTTTTGACCAAATATAGTAGGATTTTTATAATACGGACCATCTAATGAAGCAGCTTCTATATACCCACTAAATATTAATGATTTAGCACAAATGTAATCAGATTTTCTTTCTAATTTATATGCTGATAATACTTCAGTAGGCATAGTAAATGCTAACTCATCAAACACTTCCACAGCAGCATCTTTTGATAAAAAAGGATCTACAGGAATAACCGAATCCAATGATAAAATTTTAATTATTTGATGTTTGCTGTCATAGCTTAATTCATCAACTAATTTAGCTGCACCTTTACGTTCTTTAATAACTTTTTGTTTTTCTACCTTTTCTTCTTCTTGTGAAAAGAAATAAAACATAGCATTATTATCAACGGCTTCTTGTTTATTTAAACCTATAGTAGATATTACTTCAGATATACATCTAACAAAAGCTACATCTTTAGGATTAGACAAATCAAATATTTGTCCTTCTCTAATTGTAAACATTGTATCTGGATGCATAGCTACACCAGTAATAGGATTTATAGGTTCATTTAAATAATAATATGGTACACCACATTCTTCATTAATAATTCTACGTTCTTCTGAAGTAAGTCCATTAGCCCAATAACCTGCTATCTGACCAGCTTGATTAAATACAGCAGATGTACTGCCTACAGCTAAATCATCTATTTCAGGTCTTTTAACTATTTCAAAAGTCATACCATCTTCACTGATATGTTGTGTTTTATATCTGTGAATAGCTTTAACTTCTAAATAGCCTGTACCTAATAAACCTGCCTTTCTCAAAAGATTTTCATGTTGTTTTGGATAATTAATACTTTGCATAATAGTTTCGTCTTTAAATTAAAAAATTATCTTCTTCCTCTTGCTAGCTTTAACTCAGCCATACAGTTAGGATTGTGAAGAGCAATACCTTGCATTGTCAACATATGCTCTCCTTGTACATCCGCTGTAGTTGTAAGCGCACCACCAGGTCCAGGATCAGACATACCATGTACTTTACCCATTACATTTTGACGGCCTTGTAAAGTTACCATAGTCATAGCATCAGAACCACCACGCATTTTAGCAAGGTTAATTAAGATACCTCTATGAGATTGTTCACGATTACCTTCAGAAGTAATAAGTGATGGCATTCCTTTTCTGTCAAAATAAGGACAGTCAGAAATAATGATTTTACCTGCAGGAGTTTCATAATAACGGAAGTTAGAACGAATACCCATTAAATCATTACCTGTACCACCAGCTTGATAGTTACCTTTACCGTCAAAGTAAAGAACTTCAGGAGAACCTTTAAACTCATTACGGATAAGTTTGTCAATATCAGTTCTTAATTCAAGACCAGCGCATAAGAAGATTTCAGGTTTAACTCCTGTTTCAAGAGCATCATGATACATACCTTTAATCAAGTCATTTAAGATTGTAAAGTCATTCATACGAACATACTCTCTTTTTAATCTTCTGTTGGCTTGATGATAAATTCCCATACCGGAATAGTATCTGTAACCTCTTTCATCTTTTTGGAATCTACCTTCGTTGTCGGTATAAGCCATACCCCAGAACAACTGATTGTCCATATGCTCATATGCATTTTTCAACATTTGGTATCTCCAAGTTTCTGTCCAGTAAGTTTCGATTTCACCTCTGTCATTAGTATATACAATACCTAATGGAGAGTTGTCTGTTTTTACGTGAGCAGCATGACCTGTGATATTCCATTCCCAACGCATAGTTGTCATCCAACCTCTGTGCCATTCACCAAAAGCAACTCTTGATTTAGAACCATGCTCAGAAGCTTCAGGTTTCATGTTATACAAAGGAGCAGAAATTTCTTGTCCTACTTCTAACAATCTTTGAGGAATAGCTTGTCCCCATTCTCCTTCTCTTGTAAGCAATTTAGCTCTAATTCTAAGAGTACCATCAGGATTAATTACAGGTGCTTTAGTAATAATAATTTGAGTTGTACCGTCAGCAAGCATCAAAACATCATCTTTATCACCTAATTGTTTGTTTACATTAAACTGGAATTCTCTGTGGTATCTACCAACAGTTCCATCTAAATCAAATGTAGGTGCTGCCGTTACACGATATACCCATCCAGCAGGAGCAGGAGAACACCATGCATACTCAAGATTGTTTAACATTTTGAAGTTTTTAGCCCAAGCAGATTTTTGCGCTCCAAAATTTTTAGCTTTGAAACTATCTACAGTAGGATCATAACTTTTTCCCATGTAATAAAGAAGCTCAGTAATCATACCAGTTCTTTCAGAAAAATGTTTGAATAAACCTTGAATAACATCAGGTCTAACTGCGGCAATGTTGCGTAAATTATTGTAGTCAGTCATTCTAAAGTTGGTTAAATCTCTCGGATTACCAACTACGACTCTACCGGGTACGCCAAATTTTTCGATTCCCATTTTTAATATCTTTTAAATTGTTTTTGATACGTAGGGTCAGATGTATCAGCATATTTTCCTGCCCCTACATTTTTACTAATTTTTGTGTTTTTGTTGAGTACAGGTGTAATAGACAAATTTTTAAAAGCAGCATTGCGCTCCTTGTTCTTTAAATCTGTAAAGTAACCTTTCTCATGCATGTGCAACAACCTAACCGTATTTGCTAAAAAGTCAGCATCATTTTGAAGTTTATGTAACAGAGGTACCACCTGTTCACCATTTACTTCTTGCATTACTAAATTAGACTGCATAAATTTAATATAATCATCTTTTTCGGCTTGGCCTGAAAAGTCAACGATTAAATTGTCTGTTGCAGACAGTTTGTTTTTAAAAATTTCTACAAGCTCATTTACTTCTGCATTATAACTTTGAACTTGTTTAGTATATAGATTACGTTGTTGCTCTACTAAATGGTTAGGCAATTCATTAATTTGTTGTTTGTAATATTCTTGAATTTGCTTACCCTTATTTATTAATTCATCTTGCGATGCATTTTTAATTCTTCTTTCTACTTCATTTATCAAATACTGCTGATAATCTTGATGTACAGGATTACCATTATTATCTAATTCTATAGTACCTAATTTTGCTTCCGACTCTTTAATAAAATCATACATAGATGCTTTATAAAGTTGTATAGGATCTGTATTAGCTAATGAATTTAAATAATTTTTATGCTGCATGTATTCATCTAAGTCTACACCATTTTCAGCTAAATCAACAATTCTTGGATCTACATTACCTAAATATTTTTGTGTGTAATGTCTACCTACAAGATAATCCATATCATCTTGTGTAAAATCATTAGGATCTAATTCTAATTCACTTATATCTATGTTATTGGTAGAAGCCCATTCAACATAACTATCAAGGATATTATTTCCAGATGTATAGTCATCATTATTAGCTTGTTGTTGATTATCTAAATCCTGCCAATCATTATCATCAGTAATATTATTTTCTTGACTTTCATTATTTAAATCTTCGTTTGTATCTCCATACAAAGAATTTTCATAAGATGAATCGCCGTAAAAATCATTATCGCCTGGTTTAAATTGTTGGCTAAATGCGGGTGTAGATGTGTCTACAAAATTTGGTTGTGTTGTGTTGTTTTCCATTTTCCTAGTCTTTTAATCGTTCTACTTTTTTTGATTTTTCAGCTTGTAATGCTGTTTTTGCTCTATTAATTAACATTTGCGCTCTTTGATTTGCATTATTAACTTGCAACTCATTATAATTAAACTCAAGAAATCCCATCTCTACATCTCTTTCGTTTTGTATTTTAGTTTTATTTGTTTCGTTTTTAATGTTTTCTATTTCTGCTTTAGCTTGTAATTCTGCTAATGCTGTTTGTGATTTAACTTGTTCTTTTTGTAATTCTATTTGACCTTGTAGTTGTATTAATTGTGATTGTATTTGCCCTGACATTTGTTCAAGTTGCTGAGTCATTTGCAGTTTCATTTGCTCTAACTCTATTTGTGCTTGTTTCTGTTCTTGTATCTGATTACTCTGCATCATTTGAGCTTTTTCCAAAGCTTGTTTTTCATACTCACGCAACATATTACGCATTTCAAACATATTGTTTGTGTCAAGAATATCTAAATACTGAGATGTTTCAAGCTGACCATTAGCCATTTTAGATTGTGCTATTTGTTTAGCCTGTGCTAATATTTCTCTTTCTTTACTACCACTATTAACAACAACTCTAAATTCACCTTTAAGTTGTTCTTTATTAATATTTAATATTTCTTGTCTTTCTTTACCAACTACATACATTCCTTTTTTTCCTTCTGAATAAGCGTATGGAAATATATTACAAAGCCTTGTAAATAATAATTCGTTTAATTCATCAGTTTTTATAAAGTAATATTCAGTTACTATATTAGATTGTTGTAATGCTATTTGTGTTGTACCTACTTGGTCAGTAGCTAATACTTGTCCTGTTTTTTGTCTTGTAGCTCCAGTTATTTCGCCAGCTAATTCATTTAACGCTATTTTCATAGCAGATATATATTGTATAGCAGGTGATACAGTCATATCATATGTAGAAAACTGATTAAAAGAAGTACGTTTAGGTTTACCATTAGGTCCAACTGTTTCTATTAATCCTAAACCTTGTTTCATATAATACATAATCTCTTGAGGAGACATACCTGATGGCATTTGAGATAGGTCATATATCATACCTTTTACGCCAGATAATGCTATTAATAACTCTTCTTGATAATGTAATATGTTATAAAGTTCTTGTATATCTTTAGTTTCCCATACAGGAGAATAGGCTTTATAGAATCTATTATTAGCATAGCCTATATAAGGCAGTGGAACATCTGATATTTTATCAGACATTCTATATTGAAAGTCACATTTTCCTATATTAGTATAAGTATGTTTTCCTATTCTTATACCTGACCATAAATCTACTCTATAAGCTTTTTTAATTACTTGACCTTTTCTTTTTAGTCTTTCTTTTTTAGCTTCTGTATTTGTTAATTCTTTATATTCATCTATATCTAAGAATTTTACAAATGGTGGCTTTTCACTAAAATATGGAGAATCATGTTTATTTTCAGAATATAAAGCATAAACTTCTACTTGTTCTTTCCAAAATACTCTATACACATCTACTTCATGTGAATATAAATAATCATATTGATGGTATGTGCTTGATGGTGTTCCATCAGGAAAATGCGTTAGATTAGTTCTATAATATGCATCCTGTGAATAATTAGGAAATTCTGTTCGTATTTGATCTAACTGTTCTTGTGTTAAATGCGCACCAAAATATTGTATTACTTGACCTATAGATAATGGCATATATTCTACTACCCAGTCTAACTCATGTAAATATTTAGCTGCTTCATTTGACTGATACCAAATAAATTCAGGTCTAACCAATCTTACTTCAGGTTTAGTCATACCTGGCTCCCAATTACAATACCATATAGGCTCACCAGATATCATACTTTCTTCAAAGAAATTATTCATAAGATGTCTTAATCTTTCAACATCTATGTATTCTTCTAATGCCTGTGAAGCTAATTGTTCTTCAAACTCTTTAAATGAATATTGGTAGTATTCTTTTATTTTATTAGACTCATCCTGTGTTAATACAATATCTTTATTTAATAGATTTTGCATATACTCTAACTCTACTTGCATTTCAGCAATTAAAGTTTTTGCTTGTGGATTATCTTGTGGAAGCTCAGACATTAATTGTCTTTGCGTATTTATAATTTCTTGCGCTACTTGTTGTGCGGCATGCTTTTGTTTTATTTTAATCATCTGTCTTTCTAAAATAGAATTTTTTATTTTTTCTATTTTTTTATCAACAGTATCTTGAGAAACACCTATAACTTTAGATACTATAGGTCTTGCCATTTCTTCTGAAATTAATGACTGTAATTTAGGTCTGATAATAGGAATATTACGAACCTTTGCAGGCATCTCCATAGTGATGATTTCATCTATACCAGATTGGTCATCTACTACTCTTTTATCTATTTTATTATATAAATAATCGTATCTATGGTCAGATAACTCATTATTCCACAACGCTCTACAATATGCTATTCTATCCATACGAGAACGCACAGAAGCGCTTTCTAATGGCAAATGAGTACGCATACCACCTTCACGATAGTTTTGTTCTATGTATTCATCCATGAGCATACGAGCTATTTGCTCCTGCTCATTTTTAGGATAACTTTCTAATGGTATTGGATAAAACGTACCTAAATTCATCATACTCTTATTAATCTACCATTTCTTCGTGTAAATCCAAAAAAATGCTTTGATTTAATTTGTTCTTCTTTTTTATCGTAGCCTTTTTTTAAATCATCTAAAATATTTTCATACGCCAACATAACAGAAATAGTTATATCACAGTTATGATCCCTACTTTTAAAATCTCTTAATCTTTGTATCATAGTAATATCATAAATGTTGTCATAATAATCTTCTACATACGATGCAAAGTGTTCTATCCAAACAGATTTAGTATTAGGGTCTATACCATATCTATTATTTACTTTAGAATCTTTTACATTGGCATAAGCTATTTCTGGTCTTTCTTTTAATAAATGATCCAAGCTATTAGTTTTATACCAGTCAAAGATAGAAACATTTGACCATTCTATCAAATTTTCACACTCACCATAATAAATACACGCTAAAGCTGTCTGTTTATAAAACTTTTCTTTTTTAATTGGTCTCCATGTTAAT